CTTGGTCCTGAGCCCTCGATGGATGATATTGACTCCCCCGAAGATGAAAACACTCTTATGGTCCAAGGGGATTTCGCCAGGGTGAAGGCGAATATTACCGAGAATCACCTGCAACATATCTTTGCCCACCAGCAGCTCATGTCCTCCCCCTCTCTGGCTCTTATCGGGCAAACGAACCCGGCCCTGGTCCAGGAGATCATGGCTTACAACCAGCAACATATCCAGGAGCACATGGTGATGATGCAGGCCATGATGGCGATGATATCCGGTGCCAAAAAAGGAGGCGTAGACGGTGGAAAAGAAAATGACAAGGGAAACGGCGGATCTCGTCCGGCAGATGACCCAAACGGCGGGATGGAAAATACTCAAGGACCGCTTGCAGGAGCACTCCGATCGCAGCAAAACGGCACTGCGAAACCTGCTTCGCAAGGGGCATATTGAGGATTTCTCCGAAATGGTCAAGTTGCAAGAACGACTTGATAGTGTAGAGTTCATATTGAAAGAGACAGAAAGACTCACAACGTATGACAAAGATACAACAGACCCTATTTACTAGGAGGATTTAATGCCACCGGATCCCGTTTCAATCGTGCTGGATGAAGATATTGAGAAGCAGCCGAAGTCAAAAGATATAGACCCGGCTAAGGCCAAAGAAAAAGAGGCCGAACCTCAGTACGTTAAGATTGATGATTTAAAAAAGATCAGTCAACAATTAAACGGCCTCTCCTCGGCGCTTCGTACTTCCGAGAAAGAAAAAAAAGAGCTGAATAAAAAGCTCGATGATCTCGAAGGTCGGCTATCCGGTCGAAACATCAAGCCCGCCGAGGCCCAGGATGAGCTCGATAAGCTTCTGGAGCAGGGCGAATGGCGGAAACCCGTTCAGACGGTGGCAAGACAAGCGGTGGAAGAGATCCTTCGTAGACGTGACGAAGAGCATTTCGCACGGCAGTCCCAGGAAGAGAGGGCCAAAGTTTTAGAGATTTCAAAACAGCAGGTCCGAGATAGATACCCCGATATTGACGACGCGCAAAGTGATACGGCAAAGGCCTATATTAAAATTTTAAATTCAAAAAAACATTATTTAAAGTCAGAGTTTGGCCCACTCCTTGCCATGCGCGATATGGAAGATGAGTTGGATTTGAAAGAAACCGAGGATTTAACGGCCGAGGGAAAACGAAGACTTAGAGTGAATGCAACATCGCTCCGGCCAGGCACTCCGGCCAAGAGCACAACCATCGCCCTGACTCGTGAACAGAAAGAGTTTTGTAAAACCTCCGGGCTTTCCGAGGAAGCTTATCTTAAAACTTTAAAGAGCATGGCCGGTAACTCCAAGGAGATGGACTAATGGCACGCTGGGAAAAACGCGAAGAGAAAGTCACCGAAGAGGCCACCGAAGTGAAGCACGAAGTGAAATCCGAACAGCCTCAACTCATGGGCGATAATCTGAAAACAATTGTCGCCCAAAGCGAATCCACCCCCGTTTATTTGGGCTCGGAGATTGACGCCTACGTTCACGAACGCATTAAGTCCCAGCCTAAGTCGCTNGANGAAATCCAGATTAAAACNNTNGAGGCNGAGAATCGTCCGAACATNCTGGCACTNCCTAAAGAACTAGAAAAACACGGNAAAGAATACGCCTTCAGATGGATCAATAAGAAAAAGCGCTCCATCGATAATGCATTGGATGTTATCGGATGGACCCTTGTTACACGAAATTTCTTCAATGATATGCCAAAGCATCTTTGGGGACCCAACGGCGTGATCGAGCGTGGGGACGCCATTCTTGCTTTCATGTCACGCAAACAAGCAGAAAAGATTCGTTTAAGACCGGCCGAGATAAGCCGAGAGAGAGTTCAAAATACCCCCGTTCAGGATCTACGCAAGTGGGAAGACCGGGGAGAGCGCTACTACAAACCTGACATCGGTGCCGCGGAAGATGACAACGAGACGGTCAGAGGCATGCAAATGGTGATGGAATAACCAACTTTTAGGAGAAACTTAAAATGGCAAACGACGAAAGAAGCCTATTAGGTTTGCGCCCTTTGGGTTGGCCTGGAAACGCTATCAAGATTAATTACTACCAGGCTAATACAGCGATCAATCTTTTCATGTATCAGCCGGTGGCGTTGAATAACTCAGGCCAGGTCCAAGCGCAAGCCGTTATAGCCGATATGTCCGGAATCATCGGAAGTATCGTGGGCTTCATCGATACCAACAAAGCGGGTCTCCCGACCGATCTGACCGACCTTAATCAGGCGGCATTTCTGGCATCGGGTAATAACGCTCTTGTAGCTGTCGCTGACGATCCCTACCAGCTTTTTTCCCTCGAATCTGATTCGGGCGGCTCTGTAATTGGTAGTTTAAATTCTACCGGCCAGACCGTCCATTACACGTTCCTGGCAACGACTGGCAACACCACAACCGGCATTTCAAACGCTGTCCTGGATCAATCCACCGTCGCGCTCGATACGGGGGGCGTTCTAACCCTTGTTAAAGCCTACGACATCATCAATTCGGACGGCACTACGAACGATCTTACCTTGAATTTTTCAAAGTGGGTCGTCCGTATCAACAGTCACCAGAACGCTCACCTCCACGGCGATGGGCTGTGGTTCAACATGAGACAGAGTTAAGGAGAACCCATGAACAGAGCACAATTCAATAAAGTGATCGTGCCGGGGCTCTTCTCCTTTGCGTCCGAGTCTTATAAACCGCGCAGTGGCGAGCAGCTCTGGAAGAAACTGGCAAAAATAAAGACCTCTAATAGAGCCTACATGGAGAGCGCTTACTACGGCTCCTTGGGCCTTTTCCCGGTTAAACCCGAAGGCGAGAACATCGCTTACGACGAGATGGTGCAAGGTCCGACGAAACGCTGGACCCATCGCACTTTCGGTCTGGGCTTAAGAATCACCGAAGAGCTGATCGAAGATTCTCTCTACGATGATCTGCCCACCGAATACGAGTCGTTCGGACGTGAGCTGGGAGAGTCGGCAAACGAGACCCTAGAGGTCCTCGTGCATGATGTCATCAACTCAGGCACCGTAACGACAACGCATACGGACGGTTTGGGGAATGCGATTTTCTCGACCGGCAAGGTGCGTTTGCGCGGCGGAACGTGGGATAACCTCCTCTCCCCCGCGGCCGATTTATCGGCTACGTCACTTCAGGCGGCACTCGATGCTTTCGAGAACACCCGTGATGACGCAGGAAAAATCCAGATCATAAAGGCCAAGGAGATCTGGGTGGCGCCGGCCAACGCATGGAAGGCAAAAGAGCTTTTGAACTCGGCCTACGATCCGGAGTCGGCAAATAACTCCGTCAACACGATCAAAGAGAGGAATCTCCAGCTTGTGGTCTCCCCGTTTCTGACCGATACGGATGCCTTCACGCTGATTGCGGACCCGCCCCACTCAAACGGTGGGATCATCGCCTATCTTCGCCGGAAGCCTACCATGGCCCAGGACGGAGATTTCCAGACGGGCGATGCGCTCTTTAAGATGACGTTCCGTTTCAGCGTCGAAGACAATAAGCCGAATAATCTCTTTCATTCGGCGGGCGCTTAAAAAAAGACCTAAACCAAGGTCGCCACACCCCCCTTTGGTAGCCAAAAGCTATCGAAGGGGGCATGGTTAAAAAAGGAGAAAATATATGGGCCCGACAAGGTTTCCGCAAGGAGAAGCATTAGGCTTCGTCAACAACTTCAATTACCGCAGCACCACGGCCGGTCTTTTTGCCCAAGCGGACACGACTCCGGATGTGACGCTCGGGCAGATTTTCTATACCAATAACACCCAAGACACCGTTATCACGCATTTTGATCTTCAAGATTACGCCAATCGTGCGGCGAATTACGAAGGCAAGCTTATAACAGTCTTTTTCCTGGACGATTCAAGCCGTCTTGCCAATGGTGGGCGTATGTTTCTCGCCGGATCGGATGATTTGCTTGGGGCAAACCACAGCATCACCCTAATGCACTCCCGGTCGGCCTGGTATGAGATGAGCCGTTCAAGGCCCGCTCAGAATAGCGATTTTGCAACCACGTTTGTCGCTGCCGGCAGCTCCGCTTTTACGGTGAGCCAGCAGACTAAATATATTATCTTCCAAGGCACGGCCGCGACAATTCTTGCCGGCATCAGCGGCCCCAGCTACATCGGGCAGCGCATTACGGTGCTCCAAACCACGGGCGGGATTACTCTCCAGGTTAAATCGGATGCCGCATTGGCTCTTCCGGGAACAAATGCTCTTGTGTACTCATC